TCGTTCTCTCTCATGAACGTGTTATCTACGGCTTCCATGTTGTCCTTTGTGGCCTTGGCGTAATAAGCCTTACGCTGATCCATAAATTCAACAGGGATCTTGCAGAGTAACAGTCCGGCGACCTCAATATTGTCCTTAAAGCGACTATTGGGGTCAGTTAACATCTGGAACTTAGGCTGCTCTTCAATTCGTACAGGCTCCCACCCTTCCCGCGTTTTAGCGGAAACGTTTTTGGCGTCGGACTGTCCCATTGAGGCAACTCGAATCCAACGGTATGCGTAACCCGGCTGTTTATCCGGCTCCGGTAATGCTGAAGCAGGCATCCAAGCCTTGGGGCGCTCTACGGTTGATCGATTTTCAAGTTCGCGTGCAAGTCTGTTTTCTGCCATTTTAGTTCTCCTGTGTCTTCGCAAATTCCCGGGCATACTGCTCGGGGGTTAAACCTAACTTCTTAGCAATCATTAACTGCGACTGCTTAAGCACTATCTTTTTGGAGGATGTGCTACGCGATGCCGGAGCAACTACTGTGGCAGGTCTATCGGTGCGCGTAACGGGCTTGCCGCCCCCGTTAGTCGTTTTAATCTCGTCCCCGAAATTCTCGGGAAATTTGTCACGTATTGTTTTGTCAATACGCTGGTAATACTCGTCAGTCGTTGCATACGCCTGACCATTTTGGGCAACCAAGTCCTCATGCAACCCTAATGCCAAACTAGTCATTAGCCTGTCTTTACCGAACCAAGGATTTCGCTCTTGCCACGAACTCGCTTTTGGATCCGGCCTAGGGACTTGCTCTTGGGGACTATTTACAGCAATTTCTTTGTTTTGTAAAGAGGGTTTGTAATTTTTTATTTGCTGGAGTTTATAGTTGACAGCGGCTAACTGCTCCTGCGCGTCCACCACTTTGTCAGAATCTCCAGACTCATAAGCCTCTTTATAGGCTCGTTTAGCCATCTCCATCTCTAGTTCGGCAGCGCTTTTTGCCGTGTCTATGAAGGATTTCTCCCCCTCAGTCAACCTAGATTTCAGGCGTTTATTCTCTTCAAGAGCGTTTCTAGCAAAGGCTAAAGCCTCTTCCCGCTCCCTTACGGCCTCATCTTTGACCCGGCGCTCATCGTGCCAGACCTTTTTCATCTGCTTCAGGCGAGTTTTTACCTTATCGGAATACTCTTCTAACTCGTCTGCCTCTAATTCTTGGACTATCTCCTGCGGAAGCGGCGTCCTGCCTCGGTCTTCCTCCGGCGTGTCGTCCTCAATTTCTATATCAACTTCGGGTTTTCCCTTAGCTGCTACTTCATTTTCTACGGGTTTACCCTGATCTTCGCCCTCTATTTCAAACTCAAATTCGGGCTTTCCTTCTGCTTCTTTTGGTAACGGCATGTTTTACTCCTATTTGCGGCTGATTCCACGGGGGTCTTCAACTACTCCCTCGACAGAATCATCGTTGATGATGCGGAATTCACGACCATGAATCTTTAGCCGTGTACCTGCGTGTGGGCGCACGAGAATAAAGTCCCCTTCCTTACACCAAGCCCCACTTGGGAACCTTGCGGCGTCCTTATAGCAGTCCGGCCCCATCTTTACGACAAAAAGGACTGTGGTTAGCAGTTCTTCGTGCTGGAGAGTTAGGTCAGATTTGATAATTCCGCTTTCGTACTGCTCTTCGATGTTAGGAATTCCACACAAAATGCGGTATCCCGAGGGATCCGGTAACTGCTTGGCTTTGCGTTCGTCCGTGTCTGGCAGAGTACTTACTTCACCTTCTTCTGTAGCGATGGCGAGTTCAGTCATCGTCTTTTTCCATCCTTTCTTTTGTTTCAATAAGAATATTGTTTGCGATCAGAAGTCCGCGATAAATACCGCAGGCATATTGATATGCCCCAAAATCTTTGGCTTTACCTAAAACAGCATCCTGCTCGATTACTTTCATTTCCTCGCGTATCTTGTCTGAAAGATACTTGAGAATGTCATTGCTCATTTACTCTCCTTTTTTGGAAGGTTGTGGTCTACTACGAAGCCGAAGAAGTTCTTTGTCCCTCTCCAGCTTAATTCTCTCGTCCTCCGCCACAGCTTTGATTAGGGCATCAGACTTCTTAGCATTTAATTTCTCATCCTCAGCAGCGGCCTTTACCATAGTATTGGCTTGAGCAATCTTCTCCTGTGACTCAATCCGCCGCCGCTCAATCTCTTGCTGCTGCGCTTTGAGTTTGGCATCTGTCTGATCTTTAAGTGCTTTGCGCTCTAGATCCTGCCCTTTGAGTTGAAGCTCTTGCATCTGCATCTGGATGATGGGGTCTTGCGCTTGTTGCTGTGCCTGCTGTTGTGCAGCGGCGGCTTGGTTCTGTTGGAGCAACTGCTGAGAGGCTTGGGCTACCAGACGAGATAATGCAAACTCAATGTCCTCTGGAATCGGCTTATCCTCATCCTCAAACGTCGGTATTGGCGCTCCAACCTGTTGCTCAATTTGATTGCGATACATGTACCCAAAGTGCTCGGCAATGTGAGCTTGTAGTGCCCCCATCATCTGTTGCGCCATTGGATTTTGACCAATCATCTGTGCAGTCATTGGATCCTGCATAAATGTCTGGTGGGTTGTAATATGGGCTTGGTGATCTTGATAAGAGAAAGCCTTGAGTGGCTTACCTTTGAGCACATCCATATTTTCTGAAACTGGATCCCGAGGTTTCTGGTCATCTTGCATCGGGACTAATTTAGCGGCGTTCCTAATGCCTAACACCTCAAGCATCTGCCGGTGTAGATATGGCAGGTCATATAACTGAGGAGCCTGCTGAGCCAACTGCATGACTGCCTGATACTGGACAACCTTCTGCGACATGGTTGCCGCGTTGGGGTCACTAACCGGTATTACATCTACGTCGTCGTAGTCTGACTGCTTAGCCCGTGGTGGGCCTTCTACTGGCTCGTATGAATACTCTTCAGGGGTGTAGTCACGGATGATGGTTTTTAGAAGCTTAAACTCTTGCTTCATGCTGTAGTGAATGCGTGCCTGAACGGCAGACATCACCTTGAGAGTTCTCTCTAATATAGCCAGCGTCGTGCCAACAGGAGATTGAGCACTCATGTCGGATACCTTCAGATCTGCTGCACTAGCAAATCTACGACCTTCTTCAACGATGGTGCCCAATAGGGTATACAACACCTGACTCGGCTCCTTATATGGGAGCGTCATGATGTTGTCTTTAATAGTGCCGGAGGCTACGTCTACATCACGGAATTCCGCCGGAGCGATTGGCGTATCATCTCCCTTAACCCGAAGACCTTTAGTTTTGAATCCTCCGGGGAGATTCGAGAGAGTACCAGCGTCAACAAGTTGGCGAATAAGAGAAGTACCAGACTTGGCAAAAGCACCAATGAGATGGATAAGACCAAAAGCGTAGAAGCCAAATCCCGGGATGTATGAATAATGGACAAAGTGATTTCTTTTTTGTTTAAGATCATCGTCTGGGTTCCAGTTTCGGCGGATTGCTAGGACTGTCTGTGTGCCTTTTTCGATAGTAACGACGTAAGGCAGCGCAATGCCCGTCGGCTCCCCATCCTCGTCTTTGTCCTCGTAGCCGGGAAGATCCATGTCAACATGCATCTCAAGGATCTTGTACCGATCATCGGATGAGGCACGAAAGCCCATCTTCTCAGCGATCTTCTTTTCCACCTCGTCGAATGAATCAACTGGATCACCAAGTTCTACGTCACGATAAAAGCCTGCTACCTGTAACCTGCGCAGTTCGTTCTCTGTCTTACGCATCACATGCGTGACACGCTCAGAAGTCTGGATGTTTGACGCTCCATACGGCACGACAACGTCCTCGGCGGGCACAAATAGCGACACCTGACGCTCAAGCGATGGGTCGTAGTAGACCTTCTTGAACGCATTACCAGCCAGACCCAAGCCCCACAGCATGCGCTCATGCTCAGGCCGGTACTCAACCATGACTTCGGTTAACTGATAGTTCATGTCATCTTTGACACGAATAGCTGCTTCTTTTTTCTCTGGTGTCTCTTTGCCGATGATCTGAGTCTTAACTGGGCCTCCCGACGGGAAGGTCTCCATGATTGTCTCGGCTTGAAACTTAACTAAGGCTTCACTTAATAGTGGGTGGTAGACGCCACAAGCACCGGGCCAAGGCTCTGTCCGGTCTTCAATCTTCATACCCAGCAACTCTAGGCCATCTACGTATGTCTGCATCCAGTCTTTGCGGCTGGAGATGTCTTCTTCAAACTCACCAAGTAAGTCACCGCATAATTCGGTCAACTCATCGTCTTCCATATCCTCAGCGAGGTTGGCGTTGAAGTCATCTTCCGCCTCTGCTTCTTCAATCTCTAATATGGGTTGCCCATCAATGCCAATACGCACGGCTTCGGGGTCTTCGATCTCTATCTCAATAGCAGGCTCATCCATCATCTGCTCAAGATCTAACCCTAGCGGGGCTTGTCCTAATGCTTTATCAATTGCCATATTCTGTCCTTAGTAATAGCCTTCGAAGTGCCTTTTAAACTGCGGAGTTTCTTCAGGCTCATCTAAATTAGTACGAATGTACCCGCCCTTGCGGAATCTCATCAACGCGAGGGATACAGAGTCAACGTAGTCATCATGCTCGCCAGCGGGAAAAGATGCAACCTCATCAATTACTTCTTCCGCCCACTGGGTGTTCGGTGCCCACACTCTACCACTAGCAAATAGGTCTGACACAGCGTTCAAACGGCTAATCTTGTCGTTACCCCTGCTCGGCGTGAACTCCTGCACAGGTATCCCCATAGCCCGCATCTCGTAAATTAAGGGCGACCCAGAAGCTTTTTTCTCTATGATCACGCTGTCTGGATCCCACTCTTTATATTGATCAATAGCTTCTTGTTTGAGCCTTGGGAACTCCATCCGATCCCTAAAAGCGTTCAAAAGTATGATGTTTGCCTGCATTAGCCCCGTGTCATCGGGCTGATAGAACACCCCCCAAGTCGTCAGGGCGCTGTAGTCGGAGCGCTGGCTCTTCTCAAAGGCCGTATCCCACGCCATCAGGGTAAATTCGCAGCTTGGTGGGTCATCTTTCTCCCAAACCTGCCACCACTCCCGCTTAACTATGGCTGAACTCTCGGAAACGGGGTTCTGCTGGTACTGCGCCTGCCATTTACTGTTAGGAAGTTCTTCTTTTAGGGCCGCTAATTCCTTTAAAGACCAAAATTCAGGCCATAAAGGCTTGCCAGACGGCAAAAGAGCCGGAAATTCGATGACTTCCCACTCTTCCCCACCCCTTTGGGCTGCGCTTTTAATAACTTGGC